CCTTTGACTTCATCTGGGATATTGTGTACCAAAGAGAGATGAGGGGCGACGCTTATGTGATACCGGTGTACCGTGACGGTCTGTTGGCCGAGCTGGTGCCCGTGCCGATGGACTGCTCGGTGAGTTATGACCAGTGGAACGGGCTGTACACGGTGACGGACGAGAAGGACGGGATCTTCGGTGACTTCACGGAGGATGAGATCATTCACTTGAAGGGTTTCTCTCAGGACGGGTTCCTGGGTCGGCCGGTGACTGAGCTGGCGGGGCGCGTGCTGACGATAGCGATGAAGACGTATAAGCGGCAGAGTGAGATGTTTGAGCCGGGGAGTACGCTGCATGGCTTCATCACGGGTGAAGGCGGCGTGGAGGTCGGTCTTGGCGGTGGCGTGGACGACAGCCAGCTGAAAGACGTGACGAACAGAATACGGGCTGAGCTGATGAACGGTTATAACCTGGCTTATATTCCGGGTACGATGAAATTTGTACCGACGGGAATGACACCGGCAGACTTGCAGTTGCTGGACAGCATGAAGTTTCTGAACATGGAGCTATGCCGGTTCTTTGGCGTGCCTCCTACGCAGGTGTTCCAGGACTCGAACGTGAACTACAAGAGTACGGAGAGCAGTCAGACGATATTTATGACGAGCACGCTGGTTCCTTTGTTGACGCAGATGGTGAGCGAGGTGGAGTGCAAACTGCTGACGAGCAGCCAACGGAAACGGATGCGTATTAGGTTCAAGCTCGACGATTACTATCAGACGGACCCGACGCTGATGGCGACGAGCATCAAAAATCTTGTGCAAAGCGGCGTGCTAACTCCCAACGAGGCGAGGGAGCGACTGGGGAAGAAGCCGCTCGAAGGATATGACAAGCTGATCATCGTGGGCGGAAAGACAATGGAGAAGCAATAGGGCCGCTGCAACACGACAGAGAGACACGACGGAACGAGAGAAGCGCGGAAGAGCGGGAGGGTGGTAGAGCGGGAGGACCGCGGCACAGCCGCGGCAAACCGGACGGCTGACGCACAAAGGCGACACCACGGCGGCTTATAAGCCGCCGAACACAACGGAGCGCACCGCCGAACACAACGGAGCGCACCAACAAACACAACGGAGCGCACCAAAGGAACGGAAGGAGCACGCAAGGGGGACGGGCACGGTGGCGAAAGCGGGGACGGAAAGGATTTGTAGGATATAAAGGACATTAAGGAATATGGGAAAGACGATATATAAAAGAAACAGTACCGGTGAGCTGCGGGCAGAAGGAGACGCCCGCACTCTGACCGGATATCCCATTGTGTTTGGCATGAACAGCGTGGACTTGCCGGACTTTGACCATGGCTGGGTGCGCGAGGTGATCGAGCCTGGGGCCGTGACGGATGAGCTGCTGAGAAGCGACGTGATCTGCAATATCAACCACGACGATGATCAGATGATAGGCCGGTGTACGGACGGCAAAGGAACGCTGAGGCTGGAACGTGACGAGCATGGCGTGAAGATGAGCGTTGAGGCTCCCAATACGGTGTATGGGGACATTGCCTACGAGGGGACGAAACGCGGTGACTTCCGCGGCATGAGCTTCGCCTTTTGGCTGGACGCTGACAAGGACGTGAGCTATACAAGAGAAAAGGCGGACGGCAAGGAAGTGTGGGTGAGACATATCAACAACATCAGAGGCTTGATGGACGTGAGCATCGTGACACGACCGGCATATCCGGACACGGAGGTGGACGCAAGGGCACAGAAAGAGCCGGCGCAGGAACCAAAAACGGAGCCGGAGGCGAGAAGCGAGGAGATGAAACGCGACTGGGAGCTGATCGAGAAGGCTAAGAAGGGGAGCTAAGCGAGAGCCATGACACAGCAAAAGGGCCACGGCAGAGCGAGAGGACCGCGCCACAGGCGCGGCAAACCGGACGGCTGACGCAAAGTGAGGCACACGGAGACGACAAAGGCGGACGGAGAGGCGGAAACGCAGAAAGCCGGTGCCAAATTTTTGAGGGAAACGGAAATTAACGTTTTGATTATAGACTTTTAACATTAACCATAAAGAGACGATAGAATGACAAGGGAAGAGTACAGACAAGCAGCAGCCCGCAGAAGCGAGATCCGCAGTGAGATGAGCGAGCTGCAAGGGCTTTTGGCAAGAGAGAACCGCCCGATGACGGACGAGGAGCGCAGCCACTTCAACGAGATGCGCGGTGAGGATGACCGCCTTGCGCTGGAGTGCCGCGAGTATGAGATAGAGCGCAGCATGGAGCGCCAGAGCCGTGCAGCGTCGGTGCGCAACGAGAACAACGCAGAGGTGAACTTCGGCCGTCTGATGCGATCTATCGCAAGCGGCCGCGGCGTGCCGGAGGATCTGTTGAACCTTCGTGACGCTGAGGGAAACTTCCGCTTTGACTATAACCAGGCTGACGCTCAGCTGCGCGAAGGAGAACCGACAGCGGGAGCCATTCAGACGGCAGACACAGCAGCGTCGATCACTCCGGTGTATGTTCAGGACTATATCAAGGAGCTGACCCCAGCCACGGTGATCGGTCAGGTAGGCGCAAAGATTCAGAGCGGCATCAGCGGCCAGTGGAACTTCCCGACGGTGAAGGGTCTGAAGGCTACCTGGTACGGCGAGAACGAGGTCGTGAAGGCTCAGACACTTGAGTTTGGCGTGAAGACGATCAAACCGCACCGCCTGCCTATCCGCGTGGACATCAGCCGCAGGACGATCAACCAGACGGCAGGCGCGGTGACCAGCATTGTGAAAGAGGCTATGCGCGTGAAGCATACGCTGGCACTGAACGAGGCGTTTGTGGCAGCAAGTCCGGCTGACAACGCTCCTACAAGCCCGTTTGCGGGTATCACAAAGGACAACACGCTTGCGGCAGCAGGCGACATCACTTCGCTGAACCGCGGTTTGTTCCTGAATCTTCGCTCGAAGGTGAACGCGGCCAACGTGCCGGTGAACGCTCCCGCGTTCCTGATGAACTGGGACGCCTACGCTCAGCTGGCCAACACGCCGGTGGACAAGGGCAGCGGGCGCTTTGTGCTTGACTTGCAGACCAACACTATCGACGGTGTACCCGTAGTGGCCAACAGCCTTGTGCCCAATGGTACGGTGTACTACGGCAACTTCGGCTATGCGCTGGTGGGTCAGTTCGGCAACATGACGATGGGCGTGGACACGGGCTCTGTGAACGTGCTGAGCGCAAACGTGATCAGCATCGTGATCAACTCAGAGTGGGACTTCTTCGCTCCTTATCAGGAGGCGTTCGGAAAGATCACTTACACGACTGCGTAAGAAAGGGGCCGCTGCTGAACAGCGGCATACTGAACCTTGCGGAAGGAACGTCCCTTGCGGGAAGAAAACGGATGCAGAGAATTTATTAAATATATAATCTTGTTTTTCTGTGTGGCCGCAGCAACGGAGCGGGAGATGAAAGCCCAGCTGCGTCCTGCGGCCACTTTTTTTAGACTTGAAGGATATGGGGAAATATATAACGACGGCATTTCTGAGGGAACACAGCCGAATAGACACGGCGGACGCAAGCGAGGAATATCTGGAGCAGTGTATCGCTACGGCTGAGGCTGCATTGGCAAAGGACCTGCAAGTGGAGAGCCTCGATGAGGTGGCCAAGGACGGGAAGTTGCCGGGGGACCTGATGCGCGCGGGTCTGATGCTGGCGGCTACGGCGTACGAGAACCGTGAGACGGAGAGCCCGACGCAGCTTCATCCGGATCCGTTTTATTGGCACTTGGTGAGACGGCACGTGAAATACAGTTGAGAGTTGAGAGGTGAAGAGTTATGAGAGCGGGACTGATGAATGAACGGGTGACGATATGGAGCCCAGAGAAGCAGACGGACGGCTACGGCGCGAGCAAGACGACGTGGAAGCAGACGGGACTGCGGTACGCTCGCGTGAGCTATGGCAGCAGCGGGTTCGGCGTTCAGAATGGTGAGGCGGTGTATAAGAGCCAAGTGACGTTTGCGATGCGGTACACGGATAGTGTGAAGGAATACTCGCGGATGGAATGGGACGGGCGGATGTACCGGATCACGGGCATCGAGCGTTACCGGCAACGCGGGGAGATGAAGGTCATCGGGGAACTGATGAGCTAAGAAAAAGAAGGAGATAAACGATGGAAGAAGATGTGAAAAGGACTTCGCTGTCGGCAGGACTGGCGGTGTTCGCTCTGCTGAAAGGTGAACTGGGAAATAGGGTGACGAAGATCTACCCGGTGGTGAGCGACGAGAACGCGGAAATGCCGTTTGTGGTGT